CTCTACAGTTTGATTAGTTTAATCTTTTTTCTATATTTGCATATATTTCCATACCTTCATCAGTTTTAAACCAATGCGCTAAAGCAGTGTATGGATGCTCGTCAAATGGTACTGTCATTATTTTTCTATCATTAGAACCCCATAAGAAGTTTCTTTGATCATTAGATAATTTAATAATACCAAGTTCAGTTGCTTTAATACCAAAGTTTCTAAGCTGTACATTGTCGTCAGAAGCCAGTTCTATTAATAAAGCAGGGTTGTTTCTAGCAAATACTAGTAAATCTCTTTTAAGTTCATTAGAACTCATCCTAGACACCTCAGAACCTTTTTCTACACGCATAATAGCCTCAGCCATGTCTATATCCATTTGTCTAGCTAGTAATATGGCGTCTGCTTCTAATTCTAAAAACTCTATTTGGTTTTCAGCTATAGCTACAGGGTTGTATTCTTCATATATTTTGTCTCTGTGTGGGTGGTATAAAGAAAGTAGTTTTTGTAAAGTTGTTTTTTCTTTTTCAACAAAAAGACTACCGCTTCTAAATATAACATGCTCTAGTCTTTGATCGCCAACCATTTCATCTACAAAAGGTGTTCTTTGGTTTTGACAGTATTTTAATTCTCTTTCATAACCTTTTTCGGCGTCAAAATAGTAAAGATTAGAAGTTTTTAACATATAACTTAAAGGTCTTTTACTACCTTTTAACTTGTATACCCTATCTCTTATTTCCCAAGTTGGTTTTTTAGGTTCAACTTTTTTAGGTTTTGGTGTTTCAACAACTGGTGTTTCAACAACAGGTACCTCTACCTTTTTGTTTTTTTTGCCATAATATAATATATAATAAAATTAATAAAATAAAAGGCCGAGGCCGAAGCCCCGGTCTTTTTATAATAAGTGCTTACTTCATTAACATAAAGTTATTAGCACCTTGAGTAATTAAACATCTTTCAGTTAAGAAGTGTAACTGCATTGCGTCTAAAGCAGATGTAGCAGCACCTACAGAACCAGTAACCCAAGTTTTCATTCTTCTGTCATCAGTTTGAGAAGCTCTATATCTTACGTGTAAGAAAGGACGTCTCATACTAGCGCCAACATTTTGATCATAAACAGTAGAAGTACCAGCAGGAATCATAACTCCTCTAAGCGCGTTGGCACCAGCAGTTGCGTTAATTCCACCTCTAGTAGCTTTGTCGTTTAAGTATCTAAAGTCAGACTTGTAGAAGTCATAAGAACCTCTTCTAAATCCAGAGAAACCTAAGTTAAGTGCCATATCTTCAGAATTGTTAAATACTCCGTAAGAAGTACCACCAGCTCCGTAAGAGTTCATTGAAGCTAACATGTCGTCAATAGCTAAGCTAGTTGATCTGTTAACAAACATCATGTACTCTTCGATAGCACCTTGCTTATCAAACTCAGCTAAAATTGCATCGAACTCAGCTAAATCAGTAGCAGCGTTAACACCAGTTACACCAGTAGTAATATTACCTCTATCTTCGATAGCAGCAAATAAACCTTCAGTACCAGTGTTTTTAGTAGTATCGTTCGCAGTAACAGAACCATCACCCATAACACCAGCTTCTTCAGTGATGTCGTTACCAGCGCCACCTTTTTCAGCTTCTAACATTGCCATTTCAATATAGTCAGTAAATCTAGCTCTTGTGTCAGCTTCAGCTTTTAAGTACCATAAATACCCAGAAGCACCACCTTCAGAAGAAACTTCAACCCAACCAATTCTAGACGCATCAGATCCTGATACCTCGTAGTAATCTTTCATTATAATTGGCTTGTTGTTAAATGACTTGAAAGAAGGCTCGTTAGCACCTCTAGTATCAGAAGTAGCGTTACCAGCAGCAACAAAGTATTTACTAGCTTTTGGAAACTCAGAACCATAAACTAATATAGTTGTTGCATCACCACTAGTCG